ATTATAAAAACATTCTCACCTAGCGCAGGATATACAGGGACAATTATACAACTTAATGGTGAAAATTTTGAATCGATCAAATCTATAGAAGTGTCAGGTGAAAAGGTTGATCTGAAAACTTTAACGATATTCAATAAGAATACGTTAAGATTTACTTTACCATCTATGGTAATTCCATTAGCACAAGAAGTGGTTGTTGGGAAAATTTCAATTACAACAGAGAATGGAACTACGGAAAGTCCACTCAACTTTACATTCAATCCTGCGGTACAAGGTGAGACAACATCATCCGCTGGAGGATATGCAAACCCTACAGTTCAAGAACAACCAACTGTAGAACAACAAGATAATGCAGGTTCGAATCCAAACCCACAAAATACTGGACCTATAACTCTAATAGAAAGTAAAAAAGTTAAAGATGAGACAGGAAGTACTTCTGAGTTAGTAGTCAAAGTTAATCCTGAAGTGACGGGTTGGAAAATTAGTAAAACTAATTTATATAGTTACACTATCCGCAAAGTTGTGGATGGACCTAATAATACACTCGAATTAAAAGAAGTTAAAACATTAGATAATCAGAAACTTGAACAATTTGTTTCGGAAGACCAACAAGAATTTGAGGTAAACAAAGAACAAATGATTAGACTTCTAAATTTAGAAGATTTTAGGTTTGAAACTACCAAAACTATTGTAAATATAATTTTGATGGTAGTTCCTGATGATAAATCATTGAACCCTAAAAATCACGACCTACCTTTTACTTTTGAACTTGATATTCCTCAAAACACTCCTCCGAATTTATTACAATTAAATTTGGTATCGGAGACGAATTCGGGTCCTTTACCAAACTTTAACGGTCCTAGTTACTATAATATTGAAAAACCGAATGGTGGATATTACACTTATTCGCTTGGAACCACAGTGAGAGGAGCTATTTTAGAACGAGATGGTAAATTGAATTTGGATAATGCGGTAATACAACCTGCGATAATTGACAGAGTTCCTGAATTAGATACTGTACCAATTACTATCCAAAGTGACGCTAGTACAAAATTCACTAAGTTGATTAAAGTTTCATCATTGGGAACTTTTCAGATGGGAATAAGATATACTGTTCCAGAGTTTCCGAACTCAGGATTTAACGCAACGTCAGAAAAGATTATTTTATAACATAACAACATATTTATATAAAAAGATTCTTATGAACATTAAATCAGCATTAGACAATTATCTTGGTAAATCAGTTAGATATTCTCAAGAAGACAACGGAGATGGAACTAAACAAGTTTGTGACTTGGATACAGGTGATTGTTACACAGTAAGAGAAAGGGATGGACTTATCGAAAGAGCGGGTCATCAAACTACTGCAAACCGAAAGGTTAGAGTAGAAACCGCTAACGGAATAAAAACATTATTAAATGGTTAAACTATGAGTTTAGATAAAAAAATTATCAGTGAGATACAGAGATATCAAAAAATAAATCGATATATCCTTGAACAAGCGGGAGATATTCCTGTTGAACCTGGATTGGAGGCTTTAACACCACCAGCAGGTGCAACTCCACCGCCAGCGCCAGCTGGAGCAGTTCCTCCGCCAGCTCCTGAAGCACCAACTGAACCACAACCAATTGATGTTGAATCTGATCCTGAGGTTGAGAAAATTGATGACAAAGGAAAATCTGAAGAAGGTGAAGAAGGAGGTTCAGAGGAATTAGATATTACAGAATTAGTAGATTCTCAAAAAAACATCGAGACCAAACAAGAAGAATACTTCAACAATCTTTTTAACCAATTGAATGACCTTCAGTCTAAACTTGGTGAAATGGATGCTATTATGACGAAGTTGAATTCTTTGGAAACTAAAATTGAGAAGTATAGAGAAAAGACTCCACAAGAAAAACTTGAGTTAAGATCTTACGACTCATATCCCTTCAACCAAAAACTTTCGCAGTTTTTTGACGACAAACAAGAAGAGATGGAAAAAACAGGAAAAAATGATTATGTTTTGACGGCCGATGAGGTTACCGATATAAACGTAAATGATATCAAAAATTCATTCCAACCTGGTGGAGGAATGGATAATGAAGTTTACAAAACATCGTTTAGATAACACAAACATCTACACGTTATAAAGGTATCTTCGGATACCTTTTTTATTTGACTTAGTTACAGTTTTATTCATATTTAGTTTATGAACGAATTTAACAATATTGAGGAACAAAGGACTTGGAATGACTTAAATTTTTGGACTGATGGTGGCCATGAATGGTCAAAATTCTTCGGAACAACTGAAAACCTTTGGAATAATTATCTTTTCGAACCATTAAAAAAATTTAGAGGAAAAAGAATTTTAGAAATTGCTCCAGGACATGGAAGAATATCTCAATTTTTAAGTGTGCTCGCAGATGAATTAATTGTTGTTGATTTGAACGAAACGTGTATTGAACAAACAAAAAAGAAACTTGGTAATCATATCAAAGAATATCACGTGAACAATGGGTTAAGTTTAACATCTATTCCAAGTAGTTCAGTTGATTTGGTTTTTTCTTTTGATTCTTTTGTTCACATGCATAAAAACGTAGTGAAAAGTTATGTGAAAGAAATTTCTCGAGTTCTTGTGAATAATGGGTATGGATTTATACATCATTCCTGTTTTCAAAATGGTTTAGATTATTCTTTCCAAAACTTAGCGGGAAGATCTAATATGGATGAAAAACTATTTAAGTCTTTCGTTGAAGAAAACAATATGAATATTATATCTCAAAATACAATACAGTTTGAACCTGTTGGTTTTTGGAATGGTGTTGATACCCTTTCTTATTTTTACAAGCCGTAATATTGGACAAACCACATAAAAGGTACTTTATGATACCTTTCTTTTTGTTTGACTTTGTCACCTTTTTTCTTATTTTAGTATAAACAATTTATTAATTTAATCTATAAAAAACTATGAGTTCATTAGACGCCGTATTGGCACAGTACGAAAAATCACAACAAGGGGGCGGGGCCCAATCAAAAATGTCGCAAGACGAAAGAATGAAAAAATATTTCGCTTTAATCTTAGGAGACAAAGAAAAATCAGGACAGAGAAGAGTGAGAATTCTTCCAACTTTAGATGGGTCATCACCATTCAAAGAAGCATGGTACCACGAAATTCAAGTGGGGGGTCAGTGGCAAAAGTTCTACGATCCAGGAAAAAATGACAACGAACGTTCTCCATTGAATGAGGTTTACGAGGAGTTGATGTCTACAGGTAAAGAGTCTGACAAATTATTGGCAGCTCAGTATCGTTCACGAAAATTCTATATCGTAAAAGTAATTGATAGAGACCACGAAGAAGATGGTCCAAAGTTTTGGAGATTCAAACACAACTTCAAGAATGATGGTATTCTTGACAAAATTATTCCTATTTGGAGAAACAAAGGAGACATCACTGACCCTGAAAAGGGACGTGATTTGATTATCGAACTATCCAAAGCAAAGACTCCTAAGGGTAAAGAATACACAACAGTTTCAACTATTATGTATGATGACCCAACACCAGTACATGAAGACAAACAACAGGCAAAAGCTTGGATTGAAGATGAATTGACATGGTTGGATGTTTATTCTAAAAAGCCTGTTGATTATCTTGAGGCAATTGCAAGAGGAGAAACCCCTAAGTGGGATTCTGAAAAGGGTGGTTACGTTTATGGTGACAGTTCAGTTGAAACTGAATCATTCGGTGGAGGTTCCAAAAAATCCACATACGTAGACCCACAATCTAACGACGAACCTGACGGAGACCTTCCGTTCTAATTAAATAAAATAACTCGGATACTATTTTGGTGTCCGAGTTTCATTTCCCTAACCTTATGGCAATTAAGAAAAACGATTTTGAAAGTCTGAAGAAAAAATTTTCTACTTCAGCAAAGTATAAACCTCAAAGATTTTTTGACTTAGGTACTGATTTCTTGGATGCCGTTGGACTTCCTGGTCCAGCCATTGGACATCTTAACATGTTCTTGGGTCACTCCGATACTGGTAAAACTACAGCTTTGGTAAAAACAGCAGTTGATGCTCAGAAGAAAGGTATTCTTCCTGTGTTTATTATTACTGAACAAAAGTGGAGTTTTGAACACGCCAAATTGATGGGGTTCCAATGTGAAGAAGTTGTTGATGAAGAAACGGGTGAATTGGATTGGGATGGATTTTATATATTCAATAATAACTTTGAGTATATTGAACAAATAACTGACTACATCAATAGTTTGTTAGATGCTCAAGAAAAAGGTGAGTTAGATTATAGTTTGTTGTTCCTATGGGATTCAGTTGGTTCAGTTCCTTGTAAGATGACTTATGAAGGAAAAGGCGGAAAGCAACACAATGCATCTACTTTAGCGGATAAAATTGGAATGGGTATTAACCAACGTATTTCAGGGTCTCGTAAAGCTGACTCAAAATATGAAAACACTTTGGTTATTGTTAATCAACCTTGGGTTGAACTTCCTGATAATCCATTTGGACAACCTAAAATTAAGGCTAAGGGTGGCGAAGCGATTTGGTTGAACTCATCTTTGGTATTTTTATTTGGAAATCAAAAAGGAGCGGGAACAACTAAGATTACCGCGACCAAAGACAAAAGGACAATTAAGTTTGCGTCTAGAACAAAAGTTTCTGTAATGAAAAACCACATCAACGGATTGGGTTATGATGACGGAAAAATTATTGTTACACCACACGGATTCATTGGAGGTAAAGAGGCGGCTGAAGAGAAAGTCTCATTGGAGAAATACAAAAAAGAGTATGCTGACTATTGGAAAGATATTATCGGAACTGATGGTGATTTTACTTTGAAAGAAGAAAAAGAAGACTAGTTTATTATTCACACTTAAATCACGAATTGTGATTAAAACGTTATTAGTGGACGGAGACAATCTGTTCAAAATTGGATTTCATGGAGTAAAGGAGTTGTATAATGGTGGAGACCACTTAGGTGGAATCTACCATTTTATAAACATCTTGAGAAAATTTTTAGAAGAACACAATCATGATAAGGTTGTGGTATTTTGGGATGGAAACTCCAACTCCTCTATAAGGAAATCCATATATCCTCAATACAAAGCAAATCGTCGTCAAGATATGAATGAGTTCAAATACGAATCATATCTTCAACAGAAGTCTCGGGTCAAACAATACCTCGAAGAGATATTCGTGCGTCAAGTTGAAATGACTAACAACGAAGCGGATGACCTTATTGCTTACTATACCAAATTGTCTGTCGATGAAGAAATCATAATTTTTTCTGCCGACAAAGACTTAACTCAACTTATATCAGAACGGGTAACCATCTATTCTCCGACCTCTAAACAATATTATAGGTATGGAGACATGATTACTATCAATAAGGTCAACATACCCCACCAAAACGTCTTATTAACTAAGATTCTAACGGGGGATAAGTCTGACAATATAGATGGTATAGAAATGTTGGGAGAAAAGACTTTGGTCAAATTGTTTCCTGAATTGTTGGAGAAATCATGGACTATCGAAGAAATCTTGGATAAGGCACGAAATATCGAGCAAAAGAAAAAACCAAAGGCGTTAGAAAACATTTTGATTGGTAAAACTAAAAGCGGTACATTTGGGCAAGATTTCTATGAGATAAACAAAAAAATCGTTGACTTACATAACCCTTTGATTACTGAAGAAGGAAAAGAATTGGTAGAACAAATTCATACAGACACAATAGACCCCACAGACCGTGGATACAAAAACTTGATGAGAATGATGATGGAGGACGGACTCTTCAAGTACCTACCCAAGAACGATGAGGCTTGGGTAAATTTCCTCCGACCATTTATGAAACTTACACGAAAAGAAAAAAGAAATACAAACAAAATTTAATCTATTCTATGAAAGAACAAGACAGCACAAAAATGGAATTTCTTCTAACACTCAATGACAACATTGTGGTTCAAAGATTTTTCAATGTAAGGGGATATAACCCTAACGCAAAAAATTCAATCGAGTTCATTGACACGATCAATGCAATCAAATATGAACTTGAATATCACTTGAAAATGAAAACCGTTATCTATATGACGGATAATAGTGAGGCGATCATGCATGACGCAACTATTATGGATACTTCATACACTGATGGGCCTGAAATTTTCAATATGTATGTAAAAAATGGTGACGTGACACTTTGTCATACAATTTTTGATGGAAAATTTTTTCCACCTAAAGTTCGTTACACCGTTGACGTGAGACCATTCTTGAAAGATATTCTCCGTGATTTAACTGACATTTTTTCATCCCAAAGATTAAATTTTCAATATTTGGATTTTGATCTGAATAAGTGAGTATTTAATATTACTAAGGGAGATAGGAACATATATGAATAAAAATTTCGATTATTTGGGTAACACATTTCAGATTCAACTATTGAATCAAATTGTGGTAGACAAAGATTTTTCGTCATCAATACTTGATGTTATTGAGGCGAATTATTTTGATAACAAGTACTTTAAAATCATTTTACAAATGATTAAGGAGTATTATGTAAAGTATGAATCTACTCCCAACTTCGAAACTCTCGAACAAATCATTAAGTCTGAAGTTTCACAAGAATTGGTTGCTAAAATTGTTTTGGATACACTAAAACAAGTTAAGGATGCACCATTCGAAGGAACACAGTTTGTCCAAGAAAAGGCTTTGAAATTCTGTAAACAACAAGAACTTCAAAAGGCTATGGACAAGGCTCAAAAAATTATCACTCAAGGAGATTTTGAATCTTACGATAAAGTGGAGGGGTTAGTTAGAGAGGCACTACAAGTAGGGGAGATAGATAAAGGACAGACAGATATTTTCTATGGGCTTGAAACCGTTTTGGATGA